TGTATCTGCTAAATCTGCCTTCACATTCCACGAAAAATAGTCAGGGTCTGTACTATAAAAAATATCCAGTACAGAAGTTTCAGGTGCTCCTTTAAAAACTTTTGCAACTTCACCAGTTTTAATATTAATGGCCCCGGCATTTGAAAGGTCATACTTTGTTTTGTTTTCAGCCAACCCTACAAACCCAATCCACTCTATATCATCTACATCAAAAAAATAGACTTGTTTATTACAATCTGCAATTACAGTCTCAAGTGTTACAATTGTTCCTGGGTCATCAGTGTAGTACAAAGGTATATAGTTAAGACCGTGCCTACTGTTTAACCCTCCTTGCTCAGTACCGTAAAAGTTTTCTATTTCTAGAGCACCGTTATTGTATTCACCAATATCAATACGACCTCTAAGCTCAGGGCCTATTATACCAGATGTGAAACTTGTTTGGGTTTTCCTAAACTTCGCCATCTTCAAAATCCCCTGAGATATCAGTAGTAGTATTTGCTAATCCACTTCTGGCTAGCAAGAACTCATTAGGATTAAGTCCAGGAGATGTACCTTCTTGACCATCAAAGGATCTAGAAAGAGAGATAGCTTCTTGGTACATACTTTGGAACAACTGTATCTGTGTTGTACTTTGGTTAAACTTATAAGAAGCTTTCATTGCCATAGCTAATGATAGAGCTTCATCAAACTGAGCAGAGAACTTACCAGAATTAACTAGGTCAAAGACATAGACAATTTTACATTCCTCACTATCAGTAAGAACATAACCATCTTGTACAATGTATGTATTGTATTCAGCTTTATTGATTCTTATGATTCTAAGACAATCACTTGGTACAGCATACTTATACTCATAACCAAAGACAGGGTCACTAGTTACTTGTGTGAGCTCTGCTCTCTTTGTAGCAAAGTTCCAAGGGTGTCCATACAGAAGTTGTCTTCTAGTTGGATCGTAAATCTGGGTAATTACTATGGCCCTTTCACTTGTATCATTAACAGATGATATGGCCTGTTGTCCGAGATACAAGAGGGCAGTATTACAAATATCTATTTTAGATGCAGCCACACTGCCCTCCTAAGTATTACATTTCTGTGTACATTACGATCAATTCAATATCCGAACCTTCTGCGATCTGCCCTGAAATCTCACCTACAATGAGCCCCTCATCAGGCATTGTGTAGTTTACAAAGCCAGCAACGTTAGCCGCAGTAAGAGTGGGTAGAAAAGCCTGATCATCCACTGGTTCTTCTCCTAGATCATAGTGACCTACTTCCATGGTTCCGCCAGCACCTCTCCAATAAACTTGAAGAACAGTAATTCCCTTAGGGAGTTTACCGAATACAATGTGCTCACCTACAAGTCCCTTGCCGGTATCAATTTTTACTCCGGCCTTAAAGACTTTCATTTCTGCAGTACTTTTTCTTGCAGGAGTAGTTTCAAATACACCAACTAGGTCTGTCTTTAGATCAGTCCTATGTGCGTTGATATAATCTGGTGAATATTGTTGGTTAGTTAAAGACATCTTAATCCTCCTTACAGATCATTTCTAGCATACGCTCTTCTTCCATTCTGGTAGCACCGAATGACATAGCAGCGTAGACTTGTGTGTTGTAGTGGTATTCGGCCATCTCAGGAGTGATTCTAGTAAAGATAGATCTTGGCATAACAGCTTTCATTCCAAATCTTTGGAAGAAAATACATCTTCTAGAACCAGCTACTAGGTCAGTACCACCAGATACAACCTTACCTGTGGCTGCAGTCAAAGTATATGCAGCAGCATCTAGTACTGGTAGTCTCTTAGATCTTACAAACTTGAATCCCATGAAAGAGTTTACATCACCTTGAACTAGAGCTTTTACAGAGTTGTAGTCTGCATTAGTAATCTCTAGTTGACCTAACATGAACTCTAATTGTGAAGGATCTACGATGGCAGTGAGCTCATCTTCATATAGACCGTCACCTTGGAAACCTACAGCTTCTGAATCCCAGAAATACTTCTTAGCTTTTCTAAGTGCAAATACAGTTAGGTTACTGTGGTTAGTTCCATCAGTAGCAGCCAGCTTGTTAGCATCAGCTAGTTCTACAGCATTAGTTCCGTCTTTACCTGTATAAGCAGTACCAAGCATAGCTGCGATTAATTCATCATCAACCTTTCTAGCAAGGGCCATTCTAGCTGCAACAGCGTATTGGTTAGTTGGATCGATGATTGTTCTGAGCTTATCTTCTTTGTCACACATATCTGCGTAGTAGAAGTCTCTGAACATAACTTTTCTACGAGCATGTGGAGTATCGCTATAAAGAACTTTAGAGTGTCTACCTACTCTTTCTCTAGCTTCAACAGCACCGATTTGCTCGAAGAATTGCTCCTCACCTTGTTGTGTTTCAACATCTACAAGATTAAGAAGTCTTGAACCTTTTTGTTGTACTAGGTGGTAAACGTTACTTCCGTATTGTTTCACCATACTAGTAGTGATTTGATTAGACATAAAAATAATCCTTTTTAAAATTAAACTTAATTAACTGACGAGTTGATTGTCCTCGATGGGATCACCTCTATGCCAACCTAAATAGGATCGACGAAAGCGATTGTCCGTATTGACATTACGTATAGTGTACTAAACTATTTATTTGTGTCAACCGATTATCTGGAACAACTCGTTAGCTTCTTGAACCGTACTCTCGTGAGCAGGGTGAAACTTATTGTAGTATGGCCCATTGAAATCAGATTGGATCTCGTTTAGCTTTCTTTGTGCAGCAGTTTTGTCAAGATAATGAGATGGTACAGAATCTCTATCAAACTTATCTTCCGCTAAAGATTCCGATACCTTATGCATAAGCTTGATAAATTCAATATTGTTTCCTAGTTCAGAATTAACAATATTCTCTGTGTTCTCCCCAGCAAAAGTATGAAGTGCTAGTTTAGCTTTCTCCATATTCTCCTTCATGTTAGGGCCCCATTCGTTCTCTAATTCTGTACGAGTAGTCTCACCAGCTTTCTCGGCTTCATTTTTCATCATTGCCTGATGCTCTTTTAATTTAGAGTTCTGCCACTCTAGCATCTTACTGGCCTGATCTGGCATAATACCTAACTCAAAAGCCTTCTGTGTGAACTCAGTATAATCAGCATCCTTAGAATCTTCCGGTGTATTGATTTTGTATTCATTAATATCTTTGGGTAGACCTAAATCATTCAGGAGTTGTCTATACTCTTCCGGAGTTGTGTTCTTATCTGGGACAGATAATCTCTTCTTACCCATAGATCTTTGGGCATGAACATAAGACTTAAGAAGATCTTTACTGATCTCTCCATCCTCCTGAATAAATGGTGTAAGGGTAGGGTCTGTTAAGATATCTTGTTCCACTCCTTCGTACCACTTTCCCGTAGCACTAGTATCCTTTACATCAGGGGTTGGAGTTGTAGTTCCACCCATAGCTGTAGTTTCTGTAGGGGTAGTTGTTTCCGTTGTAGTTTCTGTTGTAGTTGTTTCAGTTTCCATACTGTGACTCCATATTTATTTGTTCCATCATCTGAGTTAATTTTGCGTAGTTAATATTAGCTGTACGTAATATCCTACTAACCAATGCCCTCTGACCCTCATTAAACGCAGTCGTATAAGGATCACCAGGTACATGAGTTGTGTTCAAAAAAAACGTAGATTTAATTAGATCTTTTAATACATCTTGCCCTAGATCTGACTTAAACAGATCTATATACGCAGACATGGCCTGCGCTTTCTTAGTCCCACTCTTCACTACTACTCTCCTTGTGTTGCCCCTAACTTATTCATAGTATCAGCTTGTAAATTCTGCTGTTCCATTTGTTGCTGTTGTTGAGCTTGCTGAGCTTGTTGCTCTCTTTGCTTTTCAACATCAATAGTGTCTTTAATAAGCTGGTGGTTCACACCGTATATATTCGCTAAGTATTTAACAATTTGATCACCGTCTAAGTAATCCATAGACTGTGGTTGCATCTCTAAGATAGGTGCTGCTATTTGCAGGAGTCGTGCAAATGAATCAGCTTCACTAGCTCTTTGTGCCTTCGCTATCTGAGATACAAACTTAACATTAAGTCTCTTATTGGCAAGTCTTTCAGGAACTTGTGGCAATAAGTTTCCTCTTGATAGAATTCCAT